TCGATGCGCTGGAACTTGTCGGGCTTCTTGCGCTTGTCGGCGCGGATGGGCAGCTGGTAGCCGCGCAGGGCGCCTTCGTTGGCGAACTCGTCGAGGAGGGTGTCCTGGAGGAAGTTGGCCTCGATGTAGTAGTCGCAGACCACGCCCTCGGGCAGCGACTCGTGGAGGTCGTAGAACCAGCGCACCATCTCGGCCACGCTGCACTGGCGCACGAAGGCGCGGATGTGGTGCAGCTCGTTGCCGATCTTCCCCCATAGCTTGATGGCCTTGTAGTCGTTTTTGGTGCTGCCCTTGAACGACGGGTCGCAGTAGGCCACCAGCTGGTCGTATTTGCGCAGGGGCGGCAGCTTTTTCCAGCGGATCCAGTCGTGATGGAAGACCGCGCCCTCGGTGATGGGGTTGTTCATGTACTCCTTCTGGAAAGAGCGGTAGCCCTGGAATATCCTCTTGTCCTCGATACGCTCCGGTGTCCACAGCTCCGGCCATGAGGGGTTGCCGTTTTTGTCAACGATGTTGACCTTGGAGACCACGACGTTGGAGATGGCGCAGATGTTGGCCAACACGCTGGGCTTGGAAATGAGGTTGCCCACCATGATGAAACGGCCGCCGGCAGCGCCGAAGCAGCCGAAGAGAGCCTCTTTCACCCAGTTGGTGAGCTTGCGCACACGGCTTTCGTTCTCGCAGAGTTCGTCATCATCCAAGTCGTCGATGACGATGTAGTCGGGACGGTTCTCGCGTTCTCGCAGGCCACGGGGCGACTGCCCGCGACCGAGTGCGGTGAAGGAGCAGCCGTCGGTGGTAACGAACTCGCCGTCCGTCCATTTGCCGGCGTTGTACTGCGGCCCGAAGTCATGGATGTACCGCTTGTTGTACTGCAGCTCCGCCTGAAGGTCGCCGAGCAGCTGCTTGGCGTTGTCCTCGCTTTTGCCCACCAGCACCATGGTGTTGATTTCCCGTTTTTTCTGGCATTTGAGCCAGAGTGGGATAAACACGTCCATGTGGGTGGATTTGGCGTGGCCGCGCGCCCACTGGAACACCGCCTTGAGGGTGCGGTTCTCCATGATCTGCTTGGCCGCCTTGATGTGGAACGGTGCGCAGGGGATGAGCCTGCCGGTGTCTTTGTCGGTGCAGTAGTGCGGGAAATAGTATTGGACGAAGTAGGCGTAGTCTTTGCGGGCGCGTTCCACACGTCTGAGCTGCGCCGCCTTGGATTCGGCGGTGTTGACGGTGGACATGCTCTGGATGGTGACGCAGAGCTGCTTCCACCGCGCGAGGGCCTCTTTCTGTCCGGGTACCACAGCCATTGCTATTTGGATTCAATGTTGGTTGAATTGAGCTGCTCGCCGATGAAGATGTCCTGATAGCGGTTCATGGTCTTCACCAGCTCGGGGGTGAGTTCGGGGTCGAGCTCCATTCGGGATATGAGCCATTTGTTGTAGGCGGAGAAGACCTCGATGACGGTGACCACGTTGGTCTGCTTGTCGAGTTTCTCGATGGCTGCGGTGGCCTTGACCATCTCGTCCGCGCTCCATGCGCCGGATTCCAGCTTGTCGTTGATCTGGGAAAGCATCTTGGCCACGAGCTCGCGGCGTGTGATGATCTTGGCGGCCCTGAGCTGCTCCCAGGATTCGGCTTTCACCCACTTGTTGACAGTGACTGCCGACACGCCGATTTTCTCGGCGATTTGCTTCTGCGGCTCGCCGTTGAAGTAATAGAGGCGGGCCAGTTCTTTTTTCTCTTTCGATTCCTTCTTGTTCATCTCTTTTTATTGGTGCATATATGGTTTCAGCCAGCCCGCAACAACGTGCCGCCGGTTCCCCCGGAAGGGCAAAACCGGCGCAAAAGTAACCTGTTCAGAGATTCATTATTTCTTTTATACGGATGATGTAACAGCCTGACAACAAAATCGGTATGTTTCCGAAAAGTGTCGGGAAGCGTATATATTTTTGCGGCCTGATTCACAAGTTCAAAACCGAAAAATTATGAAAAAGTAAATGGGAAAGACTAATGAAAAAACGAAGAAGACATTTGTATTGTCGGACGAGAGCCTGAACAGTTACGGGTTCAGGGTTTTGACCGGCGGTATTATCCTGGACAACTTCCTGAAGAATCCGGTGATGCTGTGGAACCACACGCGCACCTATTCAGACCGGGACAACGCCATGCTTCCCATCGGGCGGTGGAACAACGTGCGTGTGGAGGAGGGCCGGCTTCTGGCCGATGCGGAGTTTGACATGGACGACCCGTTTGCGGCCAAGATCGCCCGCAAGGTGGAAAAAGGCATCATCAACATGTGCAGCATCGGCATCATGGTGGTGGAAGACAGCGAGGATCCCGAGCTCCTTGTGAAGGGGCAGACCCGCCGCACGGTGACTAAGTGCAGGCTGCGCGAGGCGAGCGTGGTGGACATCGGGGCGAACGCCAACGCTGTGGTGCTGTATGACACCGACGGCAACATTGTGGAATTGAACGCCGACGGCGGCTGCGCCGTGGCACTTATTAACCAACCTAAATCACAAGAAATGGACTTAAAGAAGATTGCATTGCAACTGGGCCTGAGCGAAACCGCCACCGAGGCGGAAGTGGAGGCCCGCATCGCGGAACTGAACGCCAAGCCCGAAAAGACGGAGCAGCCGGCGGAGGTTCATCAGCTGAAGGACCGCATCGCGGCCTTGGAGAACGAGAAACAGCAGGCCGAAGACCGCCGCATCACGGAACTGGTTGACCAGGCCGTGTCCGAACAGCGCATCACCGCCGACAAGAAGAACCACTTTGTGGAGCTTGGCAAGAAGGTGGGCAGCGCGGAGCTGAAGGCCACCCTGGACTGCATGAACCCGGCGGTGAAGCCCACGGACTTCATCGGCAAGGGCGCATCCGTCCCGGCGGACAAGAAGTTCTCCGAAATGTCCGAAAGCGACCTGAAGGAGCTCCGCGAGAAAGATCCGGCGGCCTACGCCAGCCTCTACGAAAAAGAGTTCGGATTCATGCCGGACATGGACTAACCTTATTACCAACCCAAAAAGAAAAGACAATGAAAAAGATTATCAAGATTATGATGATGATGCTTGTCGCAGTTGCGTTCAACAGTGTGACAGGCGGTATGCTGGCATCCACGGTGGGCGTGCAGCCCCTGATTGGCGCAGCAGTGATGAACGGTGTGGCCGCCGTGGCAGGCAGCCAGATTCCCGCCGGAGCTCTCGGCGACGGAATGTACACCGAGGTCTGGACGGGCTACATAGTGAAGGCCATGCGCACTGCCGCCGAAAAACTCGGCTGGTATAACCAGATCAAGAGCTTTGACCAGTATGCGGAGAATGACGTGATTCACCTGGTGCATATCGGGGTCGATCCTACCGTGCTAATCAACAACACCACTTATCCGTTGCAGATCGAAACACTGGAAGATGCCGACAAGGCCGTCTCCCTGGACAAATACCAGACTCGCCCGACGGTGATCACCGATGACGAACTCTACGCGCTGAGCTATGACAAGATCGCTTCCGTGATCGAACGTCACCGCGAAGCTCTGGACGAGACCAAGTACAAGAAGGCCATACACGCCATCGCCCCGGGAAGCAACGGCGCGAAAACGCCGGTGATTCTGACCACGGGCGAGACCACAAGCGACGGTACTCGCAAGATGGTCACCCGCAAGGACATCATCGCAATGAAGAAGAAGTTTGACGACATGAAGGTGCCGTTGAGCGGACGTGTCCTGGTGCTGTGCAACGACCACGTGAACGACCTGTTGGAGAGCGACCAGAAATTTGCCGACCAATACTATAACTATACCAGCGGCAAGATTTCCAACATGTATGGCTTCGAGGTCTATGAGTACAACGAATGTCCCTACTACGATGCCACAACCCTGCAGAAGATTGCCTACGATGCCAACACTACCGGCAAACAGCACGCCAGTGTGGCGTTCTACGCGCCGCGCATGATGCGGGCCAACGGCACCACCAAGACCTACATGAGCGAGGCCAAGAACGATCCGCAGAACCAGCAGAATCTCGTGAACTTCAGAACCTACAGCATCTGCCTTCCCATGAAGGACGAGTGCATCGGCGCGATTGTGAGTGCCGCGCCTGCGGTGGAGCAAGAGGGACAGAACGACGGACCGGAGGTTCAGGAACCCGAGGTCGAGAATCCCGTAGTTCCGTCCATCAGCGCAACCAACGTGGCGCAATTCACCAAGAACGGAGGCACGAAGCATTCATCCGTGACCGCTACGGGCGAATGGACAGTAGCCAACGACGACGAAAACGACGACTGGTTCACGGTGGAGAAGGTGGACGACGACACCATCTGCGTGGTATGTTCAGCCAACAGCGAGAGCGAGGCTCCGGCCCGTTCCGGATCCTTTACGGTTGCGCTGACAAGTGACAACACGGTGAACACGACCGTTCAGGTTACACAAGCCGCCAACGAATAACAAACACGGGCGCACATAGGTGCGCCTAAAACCGAATAAACATTCACAATGCCAACACCAAGAGGATTACGCAATAACAACCCGCTGAATATCCGGCACAGCCGGGACCGCTTCCAGGGCGAAGTGGTCCCGAGCCGTGACGGGGCGTTCAAGCAGTTCAGCAGCATGGCTTACGGCTACCGCGCCGCGTTCGTGACCCTGGCCACCTACCTGGCCCACGGGCGCAACACGGTGGAGAAGATTATCCGTGCGTGGGCGCCTCCCACAGAGAACAACACCGAGGGCTACATCGCCCACGTGGTGCAACGCAGTGGCGTGGGACGCAACAAGGTGCTCACGGCGGAATCGGGCGGCGACTACCGCAAGATAGTGGCCGCCATGAGCCACTGCGAGAACGGCGTGCCGGCTAACATGGCCGACGTGGAGGCGGGGTTCCGGATGCAGGGTAAGTTAAGAGATAAGAGTTAATAGTTAAGAGTTGAAATGGAGAGCATAGGGATTTTCGGCATTATTTCATCAGTATTGAATCTGCTGCTGGGCGGAGGGTTGCTGGTGACTGTCGTCACGCTGCGCAGCCAGAAGGCCAAGGCAGAGGAGGAAGCCAGGGGGCTTGCCCTCGACAATGAAAGGAAGGTGAGCGAACTGGTGAACGAGTATTTCGTTGAGCCTCTGAAGAAGGAGCTGACCTCTCTTCGCAGAACTGTATCGCGGCTGACCCGCGCTATTGACAAGATTCCATCGTGCCCCCATTCCGCAGACTGTCCTGTGAAGGACGCCCTGGATGAGACTAAAAACGACGAACAATGATGAAAAAATGGATTTGGATAGTATGGGCAGTTCTTGCGGCTGTGACTGCCGTGGCCACCACGGCGGCGGTTCTCGAGGGCAACCACCGGCGGTCACTTGCCAGGCAGGTGAAAGAGCAGTCGGCGGTGATTGACAGCCTTCTGTGCCGCGACCAGCCGCTGTTAGACGTGAAACTGTATGTGACCGACAAATCCAAAAACACCATCTACGGCCGTTACAACAAGGGCTACATCGCCATGCCGCAGGAGCGGCGGTACATCCTCGAGGTGGACAGCGTGAATGTGATAAGAGTTAAGAGTTGAAAGTTGAAAGTTGAGAGTTGAGAG